ACTCGACGTTGAGCGTATTCAAAGTGGATGCCTCAAAAACAAAACCCGCCGACGGAAAACCGTGGGCGGGCTCGTGATGTGTGCGGACTGGCGGGTGGGTGCAAACTGCAAACCCTGCAAACCTCGGTTTGCAGTTTGACGCTAGCGAAATGCCGCGCTCGCGCCCCCCGCATGGGATTTTGGGAAGGAAGGACCCCTCTTGATTCGTGAGAGCTTCACTGCCCGCACCGCTGTCCAGATCATAGCGGCCATCCTACCCAAAAACCCGCCCAGATGTTGCATGGCCAAAAACCGCTCATTGCCGTTGATTGCCGCCCACGCGCGCCCATTGCCGCCAAAACACGTCAAATCACTACGGCATGGCTGGCCAGACTGTTGAGCCGGTCGGCGACGACCTGCAGGGCTCGTTGCCAGCGCCGCCACGCCGTCGTGCGGTCGCAACCGAAGCGCCGGCAGATGTCCTTCCACTCGCGGTGCTTGGCACGCATCCAGATCAAGTGGCGTTGCTCCTCCTCGAGCCACTGCACCCATCGCATCGCCTCCAGCATCCGGTCGATCGCCTCGGGGGTGGGCGGCAGCGGCCGGTACTCGTAGTCCTTGTCCGTGAAGCCTTCCCACTCCTTGCGCACGAAGGCCGGCCAGACGTTGAAGTAGCCCTGGACGCGGACCGGGGGAAGTCGCCGCCCCGTTTCGGCCGCCTCGGAGAATCGTGCCGCCACGTCGTCCATCGTCCATTCAGCCATGACGTTTCCCTCCGTAGAGGCGCTCGCCGATCCGCCGCACGAACTCCCGCTCGACGAAGTCCAGCCGCTCGTCCTGCTCGGACACCACGAGGATGTGCTGGTCGCGCCAGCCGTTCTGCTTGATGGCTTCCAAGTCCGTGGTCTGCGGCTGCCGGCGGCCGAGGGGGCAGCGGTATTGCTGTGCCGGGATCTTCACGTCACACCTCCTGCGTCTCGATGGCCCAGTGCAGCAGCGCCAGCGCGTCGGCTTCGTTGTCGTCGCCGGGCGCGTGGCCGCGCGCGCGGATCGCCGCGATCACATCGCCCTTGCCCGCGTTGCCCTTGCCGGTGGCGTGTTTCTTGATAGTGCCGACCGGCACGCCCTGGTACGGGATCTGGTGGTGCTCGCACCACGCCGTGAGCGTGGCGAGGAAGCCGCCGTAGGCGTGCGCCGCGTCGGTCGAGACGTGGCGGCGCACCTCTTCGAAGTGCAGCGCATCGATGCCGCCGGCCACGGCCTTCAGTTCCGTGAGCCATCGCTTGAAACGCAGGAAGCGCATGCCGCCGCCTTCGAAGCGTCGAGGGCGGAAGCTCTCGCTGCCGCTGGTGATGTGGCCGTCGCTGCCGCGCAGCGCCCAGCCGGTGGTGGTGCCCAAATCGAGGGCGAGGATGGTGGTGGTCATGGTTGCAGTCCTTGTTCGGTTCGGACTGACGGATCGGACGGATCACATCGAAACTTCCCATGAGGTGCGTGCGTGCGCACGCGCGCGTAGGAGTTACGACGTAGTCCGTCAAATCCGTCAGTCGGGTGTGTCGGCATGGCGGTCAGTTGTCGGCGTAAGGGGTGTAGGCGGGCGTGGGCGGGTGCTTGAGGCCCACGCCACGGAAGCCGCGCAGGCCCGCCGTGTTGCGCCACTTCTCGACACCACGGGTGATGAGCAGATCGGAGAACCGCTTCTGCGAGCCGATGAACTCGCCGGCGGAATCGGCCCACTGCTTCCAGTCGTTGAATAGCTCGGCGGTCAGGGACTTGGCGTTGGCTTCGCGCACGCAGCGTTCGTCGAGCCAGCGGCCGAGCGCGTCCTCGGCCTCGAAATACTCCTCGGTCGCTTCGAGCACCTGCTGCGGTGGATCGAGCCGACCCAGACGCTGCCAGTCGAGACAGCCCTGAACCGCCCACGCCAGGATGCCGTCGCGCTCGGCCAGCAGCTTCTGCTGGAGATGCTTGTCGCGGCGCTCGGGCGGCACGGTGATCGTGAATGGGATCAGGTGCAGCCGTCGCTTCATCGCTTCGTCGATGTTGCGGATGGCGGGCTTGTGGTTGCCCGCCACGACCAGCTTGAACTGCGGGAAGAACTCGAAGAAGTCCTGCCGCATGAAGCGCGCGGAGATCTTGTCGCCGCCGGTGAGGTTCTTGACCTTGGATTCGGCCCAGCGCCGTCCTTGCTCGGTTTCGACGGCGGCCACGAAGCGCGCGCCGCGCAGGCCCGCCATGTCGGTCGGGTGCCGGTCGGTGCGCGTCTCCATGAAGGTGTCCATCGGCGCATTGGCCGCGTAGTCGCCGAGGATCGTGGCCAGCGTGTTGACGAACACCGACTTGCCGTTCGCGCCCGTGCCGTACAGGAAGAACAGCGCATGTTCCTGCGTCGAGCCGGTGAGCGTGTAGCCCGCCATCCGTTGCAGGTAGGCTTGCAGCTCGGCGTCGTCGCCAGTGGCTTCGGCGAGGAACTGCCGCCAGATCGGGCAGTCGCCGCCAGGTGTGGCCGTGGTGACCTTGGTCATCCTGTCGGCGCGGTCGTGTGGACGCTGCCGGCCGGTCTTGAGATCGACCACTCCGCCGGGCGTGTTGAGCAGCCACGGGTCGGCATCCCATTCGGCGGTGGTGGCCGCGTGCCTGCGATCCGCGCGCGCCAGCCGTTCCACGCCGCCGACCGTGCCCGAGCTGGCCAGCTTGGCGGCGATCTTGGGGTTGTCGGCGTGGATGGCGGCGTGACGGCAGACGCTGCGGATCAGGTCGGTGGCTGCGAGCGTGTCCTCGGGGCGCCAGCGATGCCCGTCCCATACCAGCCAACGTCCCCACGCGGCGACGTAGCGCCAGTCGCGGTGGTAGCGCCGGGTGAAGGCCAGCGCCAGCGCATCCTCCGTGCCCCACACCGATTCGTCGCTGCTGACCACCGGCTCGGCATCGTCGGCGACGTCGTGCATCTGGAGACGCGGGCCGTGGGTGAGAAAGGCCGCGACGTCGAAGCCCTCCACCACGGCGTCCGCCGCGTCCCAGCCGTCCACCGCTTCTTCGGGTGGATACAGGATGTGGCAGGTCTTCGCGCCCGCCGACAGGATGGCCTGCGCCGCTTGCGTCGCGTACTCCCAGCCGGGTTTGTCGCGGTCGGGCCAGATCAGCACAGCCTTGCCCGCCAGCGGCGACCAGTCGGTTTTCTCGACCGGCGCGTTGGCACCGTGCATCGCCGTGGTGGCGACGATGCCCGCGTCGATCAGTGCTTGCGCGCATTTTTCGCCCTCGACCAAGACCACCTGCATGGCGCTGGTCACGCCCGGCTGGTTGTAGAGCGGTCGCGGATCGGGCGGGGCCATCTTGCGGCGGCGCGCGTCCCACGGACGAAACTCCTTCTTCCGTCCGGGCGGGTCGTAGCGGTAGACGACCGCGATCAGCTTGCCGGAGGCGTCGAGGTAGTCCCACTTCGCGGTGGCCGGGCCGAGGTCGTCGACTGGCGCTTCCTTCTTGCTCTTGCGCGCCGGCGCCGCCGGAGCGCGTCCGAGCAGTTCGGTTGTGGCGTCGAGCACGCGCGGGAAATCGGTGTGGGCGTCGATGCCGAGGTGCGCGGCGATCAGCGTGAAGATGTCGCCACCGTCGCCGGTGGCGCGATCCGTCCACAGGCCCGCCTTGCCGCCGTCGAGCACGATCTCCAGGCTGTCGCCCGGACTGCCGAGCACGTCGCCGACGAGAAACTTGCCGCCGCGCTTCTTGCCCGCGGGAAACAGCGCGGCCAGCACCGATTCCAGCCGGGCGAGCAGTTCGGCGCGGATCGCTTCGCGTTCGGCGTCGAGGTCACGAGGAACGGGCGGTTGCGTGTCGTTGAAGTCAAGCATCCACAGCCTCCTCTCCGCAGGACTGCTGCGCGACGATCCACGCTTCCAATTCGTTGGGCTTGAAGCGAACGAGCTTGCCGACGCGGTAATGTGGAATGCGGCGCTGCCGGCGTTCCTTGGCCTGCGAGAGCCAGTAGGTCGGCAGGTTGAACATCAGCGCCGCCTGGCGCG